CTTTTTAGTTAACCAGCGATCGACACTCTCATAACCGAGGAAGGAATAACGGCCCAATACCGGGCTGGTCTCTCGTACATAAGGCAGATGCCCTAAGTACCGCTCACATTTTTCAAACATGAGCGAGGCTGTCCGCCAATAACCCTTCAAGTAGAAGAGGTTGGCAGTAGCAGTCCACGAGATCAGATTACGATATTGTCGCTTGTTCTCAGGAGGCGGTTGTCTGACATACACGGGTGTAACCCTGTAGCCAGCAAACGCATCAACACCACATGACTCTCGGAAGCTTCCGCTCACGAAAGTCTTATTGGAGTTTACCTTACAATTGTTCTTTTGTAGGTAATCGAGAACAACGTCCGCATTCACGCTAGGCACGATTATATCGTCGCCATAGACGTGTATTCTCTTGGAAACTTTACAAATGTTTCTTTGAGAATAGGAAAGGCCAATGCTATCCAACAAAGCCACTACACATATTGTGTAGAAGAACATGGCTTCAATGGGGAAGCAAAGAGCACTGCCCATAGACGCAAACTTCAAGAGAGGGCCAATTACTTGGCCATCAGGGAGCTGCGCCTTGGTCGAGCGACATGCTAAGATGCTATCGTGTAAATCACGATTGCCTCGAAACATCTCCATTGCTAATGACAGAGGTACTCTATCACTGGCTTCGGAAAGGTCAATGGTCGAATATCGACCTGTTCTCGACGCTTTCAATGCCAAACGCTGGTTGATTGTTTGGTCGCGGAAATTAATTCTGCGACTAGTCAACCAATAACCCTCGATTCTATCATAGAGATAGTCTCGGATTCCCTGCTGCACATATTGCATGCAGGCAGGCTCGATGGCAATGATACGGGGAGATTTCAGCGTTTTTGGGACGGTGATAACCCTTACGGGTTGCTCATCATCCTCTGGAACAACCGATACAATTTCGAGCTCCTCACTGCGATGCGGGATCCCTAACGGGTATCCGTTATCGACAATGGGGAAGTAAGGCTCGAGACGGTCGTGCCAGCGTCGCCAAACGTACTTCTGGTTACCAGAAATGCGGTCGGCAGTTGCACCCGGACCATGCGATGGTATAATATGCTGGGGATCAAAATCCCTAACCATATTATCCCAGAGCAAACGAGCAACGCGGGAAAATTTCCGCGATAGTTCGTCGGGTGCTGAAAACGTCTGGAAATCTTGCTCGATCTCTGTATAGTTCGACAGCGCTGCTTGCACTCTTTTAGGGGTGCACGCAAGTTCCACTTTTTTGAATGTACAACATATTTGTCGTACAGATTCAACAAGAGTTGGAATATCGCTGGGAACGTCTCCAGCAACAGTGTTACTAGTTGTAGGGGATTCATACGAGGTCACCTTTCCTGTCTTTTGGTCGAAAATTAGACTGAGCATACCTTGCAAAAACGCAGGGATTGCTCCACATTTCTTGAAGTTACGGAAATGTGCTGAGTCTATAGCTCCGGTCGCAAGTGCTCTTTCGAAGTCACTTGCGAACTGAGGCAGGGCGATCGTTAAAAACGACAAGCCCTCATTCTCGACCCGTGATTCGATTGTTTCCAAATCACGTAAAGCAAAGACGTCAGCGGAACATTTGATACAAGCATCTATATAGACTGCTCGTATCACCTCTAGGTACTCACTTACGTCGCTTTTCATGCTACCCCCTATATAGGAGGATGGCAATCGAGCCTCGTTCACAGAGTACGACAAAAACCCACTGCTATCAGTGGGGCAAACACTTAACTTCGACATTGGCCCTAGTGTCAGTTGACAAAAGGAACCAATTGGCTATCGAGAAGCACTGTTCGAAAGGTCGAGACGTTTCTCTTCCATTCGGTCATTATGCTCATCAATCATGGACACATGCTCCGGTTTAAGGAACTTGCGTTCAAGCTCGGTTAATAAAATACCGAGTCCAATTGGCGCCAGCTGTGCGAAGATTTCGCGTAATGCGGTCTTCGTTCCCGGCTTAGCCGGTTTCTTGGCATTTTGACGTTTTGTCGTCATTTATGTCAACTTTCTCATCGGATATACCGACGGTTTTTGTACCCAATCGGGTATAAGGACCAGAAGTTAGGACTCCTGGCCGATGAGTTTTGCGAGGGCTGTCGAATCGAGCCACGCCTTAAGCGCGGCCCAGACGTCGCTCATTTGCGTATTGGTGAACCCCTGTAAGGGGCGATCCAAGACGATCTGAAAGCTGAACGAATCCATATCGTTGGTACTATCCAACGGATTCGTTACTACTGCGGAGAAGTCAACGCGCACTAAAGAGCGCATACGTTGATCTTTCGCCGGAGTATGCCGAATGGCAAGCGACAACAAGCCATCCGATTTCTGATAGCGGGACGTAGTGCCCTCTTGCAGAATTTTCGGAAGCGAGTTGGCGACAGTCGCGATTGTAAGTGTTTGTGGATCTGTGAACAAAGGTTGATACCTCCAGGTATTGGAGAATTGATCTAGTTCCAGGTCGTAACTTTCTCAAGGAAACAACTTGTAGAAAGAACTAGAGGATGTCTAGCGTCGTGCAAGACTCGTATTCCGAGTAATGCCGAGTGACGCTAGTATTGCTAATCTACGTGGGGATAAATTCTCCCACGTAAGGTTAAATCCATACGGACTATCTGCGCTACTGCGTTGTTTCGACTCGAACGTTCGTTCGAATGTTAGGACACGAAGTCCAGAATGTAGAGGAAGAGCTATTTCTAGTCTCCTCGTAACAAACTTTCTGGCAGTAACGTAGAAATATTCGGCCGCGACTTGATCCTCCAGGGTATCGGACAGGCGTTCTATATAGTCGCCTAAGTTCGACACCCAGTCGACAAGCC